GAAAAAGAAATTCTCGGAGATATTCCGTGGAATAAAACAGAGGAAACTTACTTACAAGACGAAAAAGTCTGGCAAGTAAGTTATTTTTTTGAAATTTAAAAAGAAAGGAAGTAAATAAAATGCCAGATACAAATAATAAAGTAAAATTTGGTTTAAGCAACGTACATGTTGCAAAAATTACAGAGCAAGATGGAGAAATAACATACGGAACTCCTTTTGCAATGCCTGGAGCAGTAGCACTATCAGCTGAACCAGAAGGAGAAACAACACCATTTTATGCAGATAATATTCAATATTATGTAGCTGTATCAAATAATGGTTATACAGGAGAATTAGAACTTGCTATGGCGGTAAAAGAATTTTTAACACAAATCTTGGGACAGCAAGAAGATACAAATGGAGCATTATTTGAAAGCTCTGATGATGTAAATGCTAGATTTGCATTAATGGGAGAAATAGAAGGAGACGTAAAGAAGAGAAGATTCGTATATTATGATTGTACAGCAACAAGACCAAGTTCTGAGATGAACACAATTGAGGATACAAAAGAGCCACAAACAGACACAATTGAAATTACAATGTCTCCAAGAGCAACAGACCATGTTATTAAGGCCGTTATCGAGCCAAATGACACAAATAAGGATGTTTACAACACATTCTTCACAAAAGTTTATGAAAAAGATGCACAAGCTAGTGTGTAGGAGGTTTAAATGAAGCAAATTGAAATTGACGGAACTAAGTATGATATAGAAGCTAATGCTCTAACGTATTTTGATTATGAAAGAATATTTAAAAGAGGCGTTTTTCAAGATTTAGATATATTACAAAAATTTGTGACGACACAAGTAATATTGGCAGATAAATATAAAAAAGAAAAGCCAAACTTAACGGATGCACAATTAGATATATTACTTTCTAGAGACATGAGGCAAAACCTAGATGAATATGTTTTAGCAAGCACAAGATTAGCTTACATTCTAATATATGAAGCTAATAACAATATTCCAGAATATAAAGAATGGTTAAAAAGTATAAAGAATTTAAGAACGAATGACTCGTGGATTGTTGAGGTAACGGAATTTGCCGTCGACCACTTTTGTTGACGAGCAAGTAGTTGAAGAGCTAAGTAAAATCAATGGAGATAGTGAAGAATCAATTTTTCCAGAACATGATTTTTACTTAGCTTGTATTAGATTGGGTTTAAGATTAGAAGACTTGAAGTATTTATCATATGTAGATGTACTTAAGATTTTTATTTGCTTAAATAAACAGAAACCTAAGAATAAAAAAGAAAGAAAGGCTACACAAGCAGATATAGATAGACTTTTAGCATAAGAGGCGTAATGCCTCTTATTTGTATTTTAAGGAGGAAATATGGCAGG